CCCGCCGGATGCCATGCGCCCGCAGCGGCTGCCGCGTCCATAATGGAAGGAACATAACGGGGTACGTCCTTTCCGAAAGTTTCCTTAACGGAATCAGCGAACAACTTGCCACAATCCGTAGCCCAAGTACCATCGGCGCCTAGTGAGTAGGCCTTGCCAAGTTGAGCATTAGCTGCAGCTAATACGCCGGAAGCTTCACCGCTACCACCGCCTACGCTGTTAAGCCCCGCTGCGGAACGAATAATATCTCGAATGTTCTTATTGTTCGATTCATATTGGTTCTTAGCGTTGAGCTTATCAATCTCGTACTGACTTCCGTCAATCTCCAACGATTGGAGCGTTAGGCTTCGAATCATATCGTTAAGACGTTCCACGGAGCTAGCTAATTTTTCAGCCGCTTGTTCTGCTTTCTTAGCTGCCGCTTCTTGGGCTTTCGCCGCTTTACCGGCTTCCTCATTAGCCTTATTAATGGCTTCGTTATTCGATAAGCCGTTCTTAGCGTTCTCGATTTCCTGGTCTAGCTTGGCCTGTTCCTCTTCAGCTTTCTTCTTCGCCGCGTCAGCCTCTTCTTTAGCCTTCATCGCAGCATCGATTTGAGCGCCTTCCTCCTTAGTGGCTAGGCGGTCGTTCTTAATCAAGCCGAAGAAGGAACTATCCTCAACCCAGTAACGGCCATCATGGTTCGCCATGTAGGCTTCACTTGTACCCTTATCGGAGTTCATGTTCCGATGGGCCTTCATACCATTGACTTCAACACCTAGGTCAGTACCTTTGGTACGTTCCTTGTATCGATAGTCAAGTAATGCTTTACCTGCCAAGGCAATAGCACTGGCCAAGGCTACCCAAGGACCTGCAGCCGCTAATGTAGCAAGTCTCATGAATTTCAATGCCGTCGTTACGGACTGAATTACAGTAACAGCGATGCCAGCTTCAAAACTAAATTTCACTACCCCAGAGATAGCTTCCTTTTGTTCGGTGGCCATGCTACTATAGGACTTCGTTAAGTCGATAGCCCATTGCGTGTAGTCCATAATCACTGGCAATAACTCTTGACCAATCATGATAGCCAAACGCTTACCAGTCTGTTCCATGTCCTTTAATTGGCGATTAAACTGCGCCGATTTCTTAGCCGCTTCATCGTCAATAATAAGGCCCATAGCACGTGCTCGGTCCTCGACTTGCTTCATCGCCTCTGCAGACATATTCAACATGCCATGAAGTTGGTACCCGGTTTTACCGAACAATTCCATTTCAACGCGAGTTTTTTCCGCGCCATCCTTCATGCCTCTTAGGCGTTCTTGGATAATCTGGAATACTTCAAGAGTGTTCTTCCCCTGAATCTGATCAATACTAATCCCTAACCGACTGAACATATCGGTCGCAAGCTTCCCCTCAGCCGAAGCTGTTTGCATTTTATCTTGAGCGTTTGATACCGCCTTCGCAAACTTGGCAAACGCCGTAGTGCTTACGTCGGTAGCGACACCCATATAGTTGGCCACGGATATAAAGGTACTAGCTTGCTCAGCGGTGGCACCTGTTAAGGACTGCATTTTCTTAACAGATAAATTCCAATCGAGTGCCTCCTTTGCAAGCTTGGAACCTAGACCGGTAATACCTGCACCGGCTCCAATGGTCAACATTTCAGTTTTTAATTTCGCGAGCTCTGCAACTGTACCCTTAGAGGCGGCTGCGATTTTTTCCAAACCGGCTTGCGTATTCTTATCGGTCAGTTGCACTACGATATCTACTACATTATTCGACATCCTTATTCATCGCCTCCATTTCTAATCCCTCTAATATCCACATGAGGCTGAATAACATCGGACCCAGATTGATATTATTCATTTCCGCAACGGTGCGGATGGCTGGATAATCAAATCCTGCTAGCCCTCCTGTGTGATATATGCGTTGACTGCGTGATAGGGTATACAGTTTCATAGCCAATTTTGTACCAAATAATAGGTGCGGAGGATTGTATTCACACTCCGAACAGTCGAAGGCCTGCCGGGTGGCGGACTGTAACTCCCTACACCCTTGGCAATACTTCGGACGGTCAGAGGACATCCACCCCCACACCTCTTTTAGTTTTTTTCCGTTGCATCTTGTACCTGGAAGGTAGCAGTAATAACTTTACCTGCAAAGTCCATAGCTTCCTTATCAGATACAGTATTAAGGTCCTCATCACTGAGGCCATATACATCCATCAAGATGAACCGCATAATGTCACGGCTACGAATGATACCTGCTAGCTGATCATCTTCTTCGACTGGGCAATATACGAAGTCCAATCCTGCTTTAATCAACATTTCACGTTCAGACCATGTGAGGGCTCTTGCTTTTAGTTCCTTACCTTGAATCTTCATAGTTACCTCCTATTAATACGATGCTTGTGTATTCGTTAATTCGAATAGAATAGCAGATGCTTCCGCAGCATCACCGTAGTACGCTTTGAATGGCATTTCGATGTTAACGCCTTTAGGGCCATCAATACCCGGGGAGTTACGTTCGTAAATCAATTCAGGTAATTTGATTACCAAAGAGTTAGCGCCTTTAGTAAGCGTTAATTCAAGACTAGATTCTGTACCATTTACAGCTTTATTTAAAAGGTCCATATTTTGGAAGAACGCTTTTACTGTACCGGATACACCGGCAATGCCTGTATCAATATACGTACGGAAGCCCTTACCACCAATGGCGTAAGAATCACCATCAAGACCAAAGTCAATGTTAAGGCTTAAGGACAAAATGTTAGCTACTGTCACACCGCCTTCTTTGATTGTGGCTTCAAGGTTTTCAAACGGAGTAAATGCAATTTGCGTAGGTGCTGTATCGAATGGCACTGCCGCCATTGTTTCCTTACAGCCCATTACATCGATAGTGGCTGTTAACTCGGAGTCACCGCCGAAGTTAAGCGCCATTTTGTTCATACGAACACCGCTAAATTGTTGGTACGTACTGATATCCTTATAGCCTTGTTCGAACGTTGCGGACGGCATATCCGGACCGATTTTGAACACATGCTTATGCGCGGAACCTGCACCGGCTGTGGAAGTAGGCGCGCCAAAGGCTAATTTCAACCAATAGCCGAAGCCGATTACATCGACCGGTGGCGTAATACTACCGGATGCATCGATGTTACCACGGCTAGGCGCAGCTGGATTTCGCGTACCGCGAATTACATTAGAATCATTTAGATTTTGACTTGCTTTTAAAGAGGAGCTAATGATTGGCATAACCACGCCACCGGTGGACGGTGTAACGCCAAAGTCAGTCTCAAAAGCCATTGTTAATTTGGATTGTGCGCCTTGCGCACGTTTAGCTACTGCCATGTTATCCTCCTATTAATATTCAACGTGACCGCCGATTACGTGCGGTATTTCTATTGTGAATGTGGCCTTGCCTGGATACACAGGGCGCCACGATACATTATCCGTTTCATAGTCAATGTTAATGACTGGATAATTAGGGTTGACAGCCATAATACATTCAATGAGTAGTTGGCCAAGTTCATCGGTTTCAAAGGCACCTGTATAGGTAATGACACGGCCATCACGCTCCGCTTCCTTCCGATGTACGCCCCATACGAGTTGGAGAGTATACGAATACGAATCTGCGAGCCCTTCAGACTTACTATCCATAAGGACGATTACGCATGGGCAATCCTCCTCAAGAGGAGCCCCTGCATCGTCATACCCTACGAATATGGATAGGTCCTTACCGTACTTTGCTTGACAGAACTCATTGATACGATCATTATCCTTGATTGCCTCAACCCATCGATTCGCAATCACTGCGAGTGGAATTGTTTGCATAGCTACCTCACTTTGTATACTCGATTACTGGAGCCCCATGAGGTATTATCGAGTGCGTACTCACCGATTTTCTTTTCAAGGAATGGTACGAGTTTTGGCTGAAGCGCGGTTCTCATTGGCCCGAAGGTTTCACGAGGTCTAATGGTGAAAGTGGTTTTCCCCTTGGCCAACTGGAACCCATGCGCGAATAATTTCTTACGCATGTTCTCGGTTATTTCCTTGGTGTAGCCCTTCTCTATCTGTTCCCCTAATTTCTTAGCAGAATTTGATAACCACCCTACTTTGACCGATTCAGACTTAGCATCGTACTGATATCCTACGGCTCGGTACATTTTGCCGAGAGGCGTGTATCCAACTGTGCCGGCTTTTACACCCCCCGCAATCAGTTCGTCTCGAGACTTGTGTGTCCAGCCTTCGCGGTCAGCTTTGCCACCTTTTCTGTAGGCTCTTCTAACTTTAGCGCCGAATGCTGCTTCGAGTTGTGCCCTCATAGCCGGTGGCATGAAATTAGCGTATTTCTTACCGCCTGGTGCTCCGGATTTAATGCCCTCCTTGATAGCCTTGGACATCATGAACCCCATCGACTTCATTGCCTTACGCATCCAATCGGGTTTCGTTTTAGCAATAAATTCGAGATACGGAGTAGCCCCATCGTTAATGGTGATAGGCTCATTACTCATGGTCTCACCGTCCTTACGTTGGCCACGATTTCCAGGCAGTGCATCTTATCGTCACTATCAGAGATATGGTCTACGTACCACTTCTTGCCGTGGATGTAGATTTCGTCCTTCGCCTTAGGGAGTGGTATATCCTTAATACGCACCCAAATTTTTGCCTTATCAGCTAATCCGGTTACGAATCCTGAACCCTTGCCATCGTACTCACCGATTTCCACGCTCGCCTTGATGGTCTTACCTTCATATGTGATTTTCTCACCAAATGCCCCTAGGAGGACGTTTTCATCGTATGTATACATATTTGTACCTCATAGGTTTAACGGGGGCATGTGGCCCCCGTTATCCTCATAATATAGCTATTGACTAAGCGCCAACTTTGACAGATTGCACTAGCATAACGGTAACTGTATCTTGCGCAGCAGTTTTTGGAGCTACTGCGATACCTAATGGTTTACCGCCAGTTTTTACAGCTTTGTCTGTCAAGAAGTTAACTACATCGCCGACTTCAAAAGTGTCTGTCTTATTAGCAGTTACTTTGAACACGCCGGTTACTTTAATAGCGCCTACTTCACCGACTTTTAAATCGGTGATAGCCACACCATGAAGTGCTCCAGCTTCTACGATATTACCGGCTTTGACTTCTGCGGTTGCAGTAATGTCAATGCGGTCAGTTTCTTGTACGAATTGTGTCATCATATATCGTTACCCCCTAATTATTTACCAGCATTTTTGTAAAGGCCACGGAAATCAAGTGCACGTACACCTACGTCCAATGCAACCTTATATTCGATACCGTCTACATCGAAGCCTTGACGAGTTTCTAAGCGTGGAGCTTCTACGCCGTTCAAGAATGTAGTTTCAATAGTATCGTGTTGAGTTGCATCCGCTACTAAGTACCATGCATCTGGGTCAGTGATTTCTGCATCAGCGATAACAGTGAATCGACCTTTGTATGGGTTAACCACACCGGAGTTAACACCTGCCACGTCTGCGGTGGAGTTCATAAGTTGGTAAGCTACCATTTCAAGTTCAGGTGGAACGATTAAATATTTAGGTGTGATATTAAGAGTAGCTGTACCTTGAATACCCTTTTGACGGCGCATAGCAGTTACTGCTTTAGCAATAGCTTTGACGGATAATGCTTCGCCTGTGGATGTAACGTTACCATGTTTGCTATTGAACAATGCAACGCCGTCGTCCATTACTACGTCACCGGTCAATTGTGCGTATACCATTTTGTTAACCAAACGTTTAGCCGCGGAGCCAAAACGAGTTGCGATAGCGGAGAACATACCAAGGTCATCGTTGATGATAGCTTGACGCGTTAAGCTGAACAATTTGCCGTAAGTAGCAACTTTAGTACGTGCGGAAGTTTCACCGAATGTCATAGCTTTGAATTGGCTACCTTCTGGAACTAATTCCAAGTCGCCTGCTTCAGACAACGCTACGCGTGTAGCTTCTTTGAAGTCACGGTTAGAGCCTTTACCCGCCCATAATTGGTAAGTAGTTTCTGCTTCGTTAAAGCCGTTCATTACGGATTTATTCGCCAAGTTAGACATGATAGCAGGGAATGTGGATGTGGAGTTAATAGCTTCACGAGCCAATTCCAAATTATCGCCAAAGTTAGCACGAAGGCCTTCACGTTGTAATGCTTCACGTGCTAATTCAACTAAGGAATGTGCACGTAATTCGTTAGCACCTGGCGCCGGTTCAGCTACTTGAATACCTGCCGCCATTAATACTGCATCTTGTGCAGCCGCACGGAATTTATCGGATTCAGATTCGCCCATTTTAACGGACACGCCTGCGTTGCGTGCGCGTAATTGGTCCATTACCATTGCACGTGCTTCGTCAACGGATTTGCCCAATTCGATTGCTTCGTCCGCGCCTTCAACATCGAAGTCGCGGAACATAGCAGTGATTTCAGAAGTACGTTTACGTTCTTCTTCCATAGCTTTCGCCAATTCTTCTTTTGTGATACCAGCGTCAACTGGAGCGGATTTCACTTCTGGAGTTTCAGTCAATTTTTCTTTTTCATCCATACCTTTGTTTTCCTCCTGTGTGTCAATACTTGTATGAATTTGAATATCATCTGCACTGCGACCTACGCCGACCGTAGGGTCTGCAGGTACGGATACAATGCTGATTTCTAAAGGTTCCCAATCGGTGATGACGTACGCCGGGCCTGTGAAACGGCCATTCGTGGATGTAGTACTATCATCTTCTAACACTTCATAGTGTTTAATAGTGTAACCAACGCTAACACCTTGAAGCGTACCGGATTGGACTTTCTTGAATATGGCGTCGGATTGTTCATCTTCGTCAAAGCGTACTAGCGCTTTACCTCGGTTATATTCAATCCACACCTTTTCGATGTGCCCCACGACCGCATCACGATCATGGTTAAAGAGCACAGTGCCTAAGCCATCGTTAAATCTATCGAGATTGATACATTCTTCATCATGGCAAAGGATTTCATCGCCGAACCAACGGCCATATGGCGTTTCGGAGGAGAAGGAAAGTTCTACCGTCCGATTGTCGGAGTCGACTTGGTCAATCGTAGATTCACGGCAATAGTTACCATAGATGCTACGTTTTTCATTTTCGTCCATTGTTAGCCATCAGCTCCTTCCTGTGATTGTTGGACGTTATTGTCACTATCTGGGTCCATCAATGGTTGCAACTCACTGGAATAATCTAATAACACCCCGAGCTCTTTAGCTCTATCCTGTTCGAGTTTCCGTTGTTCAAGAACTTCCTCCCAATCACGCCCAGATGCTGCGCACACATCCTCTAAGGTTGTAAGGCCTGATTTGATAGCTTCCTTATTGGCGTTAACTTCCTTAACTGGGTCTATCCACGACCAACCTGGCGCAAGCCAAGATACTTCTTGGTACTTGTCCTTATTCGCCAAGTAGTCAGATGGTAGTTCACCCGCTAAGTACATTGCGTCAATAAAGGCTTTCCAAATCGGCATGCAAAAGTGTGCGATAACAAATTCTTGCCAGTGTCGGAAGGTCTTTTGGTCCTCTAACAGATTTTGCCTTGCTGCGGAGAAGTTACCTGATATATTACGAGCCACGATATCCGCGCTCATTCCTAGACCGGAGGAAATTCTCCGTGTCTGAGTTGCCGAGTATTCACTAGCAGTCCCTGCATTACGTTTAGGGTCCGCAAACTCAATGGATTCACCAGGGCTAAGATGTCTAACCATACCTGGCGCTAATGTCATATTAGGCCGTCCTTTACTATCCCTTGGTAGCATCGCCGTTTGACGTGCTGAATTTTGAGACGTGATGAACGCGCTATAACATGCCGATACACGCGCGGCAATTAAGTCTGCGTCCATGTATTCATCAATATCGTGGATACGACGAAGGACTAATGCCAGGTGACTCATCCCTCGAAGTTGAGAGGTACGAGTAGGCTTGAATAATAAGAACGCCTGGTTAGTAGTTAGCCGTAATGCATCGAAACTGCGTAACCCCATTGGATCGCTTTGATATACGTGATACGCAACTGGTCTCCCATATTCGTTAACCTCCACGCCGTTGATGATGTTATTCTTTCCATTTTGTAGACTCACCGCTCCAATATTCTCCGCCTCAATCAATTGAATTGATAGTGGCAAGTACTCACCTTGTGCGGTTTTGTTAACTAGAATCTCGCCATCGTACAACATCCGACGTAGTGCGATAGACTGCAGTTCGTAAAAGTTAGACATGCCTCGGACATCCGCATTTTCAGCTTCAGTCCATTTTGCCCAGGCTTTTTCAATTTTGTTGTTAAGGTTTGTATTTAACTTACCTTTACCGCTTCTTACCTTCGCCTGTGGCTTAATTCCAACGCCAATGACGTTACGAATTAAAGCCGTAACTACAGACTCAGCTAAGTCGCTGTTCATTTCTGCTGCACGAGCTCGACCTCGAATAAGATCACGTGCCCCGGTGGCCAACTGCTCGGCTGTACCATAAGCAGGTTGCCAGTCACTACTCAATCTATCCATTGACGCCGCATCATATTGGCGGATAGCCTCTCGTGCTGCGATACGATTAAGCGCCCTCTCAGGGCTAACCCAACCGATTACCTTATCTAAGATATTCATCGTCCACCCCATGTCACGTATGCATCACTTTGGAAGCCGTTTGCTTCCTCATGAACCCGTTGCATCAGCGTTTGTTCACGTGCATATAACACGGGAAGGTCAATCGCCTTGAACCGCTTGCCGCCAATCTGTAATTCGGAGTATCCTTTTGTTTCGATATCCTCGATGACTTCACGGATACGGTCCAATTGTTCGTTTACATCGCTCATGGTTCACCTCCTTATCTAAACCAATGGTTCGTATTTCCCATTCCTACACCGTAGTCGATATCCTCGGTGACAGGATTGGATTCTTCATATTCTTCGGGTTCCGTTAAGTACTTCACCCCTGCAATGTCTGCGACTGCAGCATTGTATGTACATGTATCTAGCAAGTGATTCGTAGGATGCCCGGTAAGTGGTTTCCACTGCACAGTAACTTCACCCGTTTTCACATTGCGGATTTCTTGTTTTTCTTCCGACCTGAGATGGTCGATATATTCCTGTGGACAATCCTTGAACAGATGGATTGTGCCGACCTCATCAGTTGGCCGTACCATCCGTGCAAATATGAAGTCCTTCCAGTAGTCCGTATTAAGGACGTACAATTTAAGCCCACCGATAACGCCCTTCTCAACGCTAGACATTGAGTATGGCGCCGTTAGTGTCTTATGATTGGACGAACCTTTGAGCGGAATACATATTTCAGGGAATCGTGCGCAGAATTGGTACACCTCATCGGTTCTGAAACCTGAGTCAACGCCCGCCTTCATTACCTGTCTAGGTTCGCCATACTCTGATGGATATTCCCTGTTGACTATGATTTCCTCTAAGTCATTCCAGGTACTGGCTTGGCCATAATCGATGAGGTAGGACTTCACGCCTGGCGCATAGGCCCTAACCTCCCACCAGAAATGGTCAAGCTGTACGTCAACGCTTGCGATAAGTAGCGTTGCCTTATCTGGTACTACGCCACGGTCATAAGTTGATTCCGTGAAGTGTAGCGCTTGCGTACTCTTCGTCTTAGCACTCCGCCAAGGTTCTGCCAGCCATGAATTAATGAAGTTCATTAATGAAGCAGGCGTATCTTTGGAATTCTTAAACTCATATGCAACGTCTCCGAACGTGACCCACGGCGAATATATCGACGATAAGTGATACGAAATTGAGCGGACTTTGCTTTGCGGTTTATTTGCCGCCCGCCATTCTCCATGTCTTAACATTTCCATTTTGTGCTTATCGTAAATATGTTCTCCGCAGTGTTCACATTCGTAGTACGCTGTATCACGTATCATGTCCGCATTATCGTTGTGTTCGTCTGGCCATTTTATCTGCTTAAACTTGAGGGTCTGCGACACTCCGCAATGTGGACATGGCACGTAATACTGCCTGCGCTCATTTGCGTTCATGAGCGCCTGCCAAATATTACCCGACTCAACGGTAGGCGTGGATACCATTACTATTTTCTTGTCCACGAACGTTTTTGTACGTTCCTTTGCAAGTTTTATTGGATCGGCTTCCTTACCTGAAAAGGCGGGGTATTTGTCTATTTCGTCAAAGAATAGATACTTGATTGACCGGCTTGATAGGCTACTTGGTGAGTTAGCCCCAACTAGTACCATATAGTTACCGTTGTTGAAATCCAGTTCTAGTAATTTACTATTCTCGTCAAAATTATCACTGATAGATTTAACCGATTTAATCATCGGCTGTACTCGCTTATCACTAGCAAATTTAGCAATAGCGTCTGTTGGGTATACCATCATGACAGGTGATTGGGTTTGGTCTAATGCATACCCTATCATATTGAGCTCCGTTTCAGTCTTGCCTAGCTGTGCCCCAAAGCACAGTACAATTTGTTCAATTAAAGGGTCTGTGAATTTATCCATAGGCTCTTTTAGATATGGCGTTCGATTGGTTCTCCACCTACCTGGCTCTGCAGATATATTTGTTAATACCCTGAAATTGTCGGCCCATTCTGATACGGTGTATCGTTCCGGTGGTTTAAACGCGTCGAGCTCTTCCGCGAACCAATTAACTCTTGGCTCTGCTTTTACCGGTTTTGACTTCCGGCGTGTACTCGCCCTTGCGCGAGTAACTTTCGAGGTAGTCTTCGGCAACTTCGCTCACCACCCTTTCCACTGTCGCTCGTTCTTCTGGATCCGTGAACTCACGCCCTACTCGTTTACCGAGTTTTATGAGCGAGGACTTCAATTCTAAAATACGAGCAGACCATTCTTTCGCCACGTCTGCGCGAGATACATACTCACCGTTTAACACGTCGAGCATTTTTTTCTCACGAGCTGCGCGAGACTCTTTATAGTCAGCCTCGGCAATCAACTTTCGTGTGGCCGCTGATCGGTCTTTAGATTTATCCCCCTTAGCTTGGCCAAGGTATACAAGTACTTCACGGAGGTTCCACCATCCTGTTGCAGCTTTAGGCATGCCCGATTTGTGGTGTCTCGAAATAATCTCAGGAGTTACTCGTAAAAGGTCACAAAGCTGAGCACTTGATACGAGTAAATCGCCTGCGTTATTAAATTTCACACGTGGTTTTTCACTTGCCATCTCGTCCTCTCCTTTCTGTCCTTTGGTAATCTACTTTCAACAGGAAAATTTCTCCTACACAGAGACACCTATCGCGCGGGGGCGACC